ACGCCACGATGCTGGCACAGGAGCTAGCCGGCGAAGGGTTGCCGGTGGTGATGTTCGGCCAGGGTTTTGCATCCATGTCAAGCCCGACCAAGTTCCTAGAGGCTCAACTCGTCGAGGGAAACCTCCGTTTTGCCGGGAACAAACTTCTAGGATGGCAGTTAGGTAACGCTGCCGTGCAGACCGACCCTTCGGGCAACGTCAAGCTGTCGAAGCAGAAGAGCACGGAGCGGATTGACTCGGCGGTGGCGTTGGCAATGGCGTGCGGAATCCACATGGGCGAGAGCCAAAAGCCTGCCAGCCTTCCCGAAATAGCCTTCTGGTAAATGCAGCATGATCGCAAAAGAAGAATCAGCGGCGGTGCCGGGAGTGCGATGGGTTGAGACTCGTGCGGGTCGCTGGGAAGACCTGGTGGAGATGGCACGGGAAGGCGGCAACGTCGTGACGCCGGAAACGGCGATGCGTTGCAGCATTTACTTCGCCTGCCTTCGGGTTGTGGCCGAGACGGTTGCCTGCCTGCCGCTGCACTTGTTCCGGCGGATCGACGACGACAGCAGCGAGCGTGCCAAGACGCACCCGCTTTATCCTGTTCTGGCTCGCCGTCCTAACTCGTGGCAGACCCGCTACGAGTGGATCGAGCAGATGATTCTGCACCTCGGGCTGTGGGGTAACTCGTACCAACTCAAGGTTGCCGGCAAGCGTGGCAGCGTTGATGAATTGCACCCGCTGCACCCGGCTGGCATGAAGGTTGAGCAGGACCGGGACACGAAGGAAGTGTTCTACACGTACACGGCACCCGGCACCGGCACGCCGATTCCGTACTTGCAGCACCAGATCATGCACGTCCGGTGGCTGTCGCTGGACGGGGTGCATGGTGCGGTGCCTGTCGAGATCGGCAAGGATGCCATCTCGCTGGCCCGCTCGCTCGAGCAGTACGCCGCCAACTTCTACAAGAACAACGCCCAGCCCGGCGTCATCCTGCACACTGACCAAGCGCTGCCGCGCGAGGTGCGTGAGGAGTTGCGGGACGGATGGAACCAGGCCCACAGTGGCCCGACCAGGGCAGGGCGTACCGCCATCCTGACGAACGGGTTGAAGGCGGACACGATCAGTGCCACGAACCAGGAATCGCAGCTTGCCGAGTTGTGGATGCAGTCGCTGCTGGCTGTGTGCCGCATCTGGAAGATGCCGCCGCACATGGTGCAAGAGCTTGGCCGTGCTACGTGGGGCAACCTGTCGAGCGAGATGGTGAGCTTCGAGAAGTTCACGGTCCAGCCTTGGCTACGCCGCATCGAAGGTGCCATTGAGCGTGACATTCTGGGCGACGACGACAGCCTTTACGCCGAGTTTCTCGTGGAAGGCTTGCTGCGTTCGGACATCACCACCCGGTACACGGCATACGAGACGGCGGTGAAAAACGGCTGGATGACCGTCGAGGAAGTGCGGCGGAAGGAAAACATGGGGCCGCTGCCAGAGACGGCGGTTGAGCCTGAAGAGACGGTGCCGCCGGAAGAGCCTGTCGAGCCAGAGGACGACGGCGAAGAGGAAGACAACCCAAGCGAGGAGGCTGAGTGATGGACCTTGAACGCCGCGACATCGCTTTTGAGCAGGACGACGAGATCATCGTTGAGCAGCGGGCAGACGGGCGTGCCGTCATCCGTGGCTACGCCGTCGTCTACAACCGCCTCAGCCTTGACCTCGGTGGGTTCCGTGAACGCATCCTGCCTGGTGCCTTCGACGCCGTGTTGAATCGGCAGCGTGGCCGGCAGGACTTGGTGAGCTACTTCAATCACAATCCGGACGTGATGCTGGGCCGTGAGTCGTCCGGCACGCTCAAGGTGTGGAGCGACGACAAGGGTGTTGGCTTCGAGGTGGTGCCGCCGACAACTCGGGCGGACATCCTCGAGCTAGTGCAGCGTCGTGACGTCAAGGGTGCCAGCTTTACGTTCTCGGTTGAGAAGGGTGGCGAGGGGTTCACGACTGACGAGAACGGGCGTGCCATCCGAGAGATTCGTGCCGCCAACCTGTACGAGCTTGGCCCGGTGGTGCAGCCGGCTTACCCGTCAACGTCGGCAGCCGTTGCCATGCGTTCCTACCAGGCGTGGCTGGAGTCGCAGGAGCGCAACGCGCCGGAATGGAAGGCAACGTCTGCGGCGAACACGGCGGCAATCGCCGCATCGGTAATGCGTCTGAGGGCGGCGCGGCTCAGGAGCTTCTAAGTGCTAAACGCAGGGTGCGAGTGTCCGAAGTGCAAGGCCGCAAGGCTTCGCACGCGATCAAGTCATCCGGCAAGCGAGACGCACCAGGTGCGGTATCTCGAATGCCAGCGGTGCGACTTCAAGACCAAGGCTGTCGTGCCGGTCGATGGAGTCTGGCGACGGTCTTTGTACGGTACAAACAAGGCCGGTTGATGCCACCTAGGCACCCGTAGGTTGACGGTAGGCGATGGATCGCCACCTGTCTCAAACTACGGGAGTGCCACGGATGGCCAGCAAAATCAACCAGCTCCAAGATCGTGCCGCCGCCGTGGCGAGCCTCCTCGAAGACCTGTCGAAGCTCGAAGAGCGGACCAAGGAGCAGGACGCGGAAGTCGCGAAGCTCACCGCCGAGGCGACTGACCTCGAAGAGCGGCTTGCTCAAGAGACTGCGATCGCTGCTCGGGTTGCCGCCCTTCGTTCCAAGGTCGCTGCCGCCGGACAGCCCGCTGCCGTCGAAGCCGAAAAGCCGGTCGCCGTGAGCGCCAGGCGAATGGAAATGGTTTCCAAGCGGGACATGGTTTTTGCGTCCCGTGACGAGGCTGAGCTTTGCGGCCATTGGTTGCGAGGATTCGTGTTCGGTCGCGCCGACAGCCGCTCGTGGTGCGAGAAGAACATCGACAGCCGCTACCTGTCGTCCAACGACAACTCGAAGGGTGGCGTGTTCGCGGTGCCGTCTTTCAGCCAGACCGTGATCGACCTGGCGAATGAGTATGGTGCTGCGGTGCAGCAGGCCAACGTCATTCCGATGACCGGCAATTCGCTGTACGTCATGCGAAACACTGGCGTTAACACTGCCTACTTTGTTGGCGACAACTCGGAAGCAACCACGAGCGACACCACGACCGACAACGTGCTGCTCAGCACGAAGGACGTAATTGCCAGCACCAGGGTGCCAAACTCGCTGATCGAGGATTCGGTCATCGACCTTTCAGTGTTCTGTGCGAAGCACCTCAGCCGGTCGCTGCGTCGGATTCAGGATGATTCGTTCTTCATCGGAAACGGCACCAGCACCTACGGTGGCATCCGTGGCATCCAGTGGTTGTTTGAGAACACCGCTGGCCTGGCTGGCATCAACGACTCGGGTGAATCCACCCTGTCGGCTGTCACCATTGACGACATGGCCGAAACTATGGGCAAGCTCCCAAGCTGGGCGCGTCCTGGTGCTTGCTGGTACATGACTCCGCAGGTGTGGTCGTCCGTGTTCCTCCCGCTTGCCCTCGGCAACGGTGGTGCCACGGCCTTGGAGGTCGCCAATGGGATCGCCCCGCGATTCATGGGCTACCCTGTCAAGTTCAACGACTCGATGCGGACTGCCCCAACCGGCGGTCAGGTCATCGCCCTGTTCGGCGACATGACGCAATCCAGCCACATCGGACTCCGAAAGGATCTGACGGTTGTGGCAAGCATGGACCGCTACATCGAGTACCGCCAGACCTATCTGGCTGTCGAGTGTTGCTTCGATGTCAATCACTCGGACATCGGCGACACGACCAACCCCGGTGCCGTTGTTGCCCTCACGCTCTGATCTTGACCAACTAGGAGAGAACCCAAGATGAACTTCGTTGCCAATACCAAGAGCGTGGTTTCGCTGTCGGCTGCCGCTGGCGTTGCTTCCGCTGGAACGCACACCGTGGCGATCGACTGCCTCGGGTACGACACGGTCAGCATCGACGTGGGCTACCGCTCGATCGCCAACACCGCTGCTCCCAGCGTTGTGACGGTCAAGCACTCTGACACGGACGGCAGCTACGCCACCATCGCCGGGCTTGTCCAAGGCACCGACTACACGGTGGCCGGCGTGACCAACACCGCCGTCGTGAACGTGACTCGGTTCGACATCACGACCAAGGATCTCAAGCGTTATCTCCAGGTCGCCGTGACGCCTTCTTCGGAAGCCACTGCGAACGCGAGCAACAACACGATCGTCGTAGCCTGCAAGCTGGGCAAGGGCGAGCGTGGCGTGGACTCGGCCAGCGATGCCAACGTCGCGTGCTGGGTGGTGAAGTAAGACGATTTCCCCCTAACCCATAGGAGGATGCCGTGGGCGCGGCGTCACCCGTGGCAGGCGTCAAGCCTGCCCTATTGAACACCGGCAGCGGGCCGGTGCGTGTTGCGTGTGCAATGTCGGTCGGAAGATTGGGGTTTCAAGACCACATCTTCTGCTGGCCTCGTGGGCTGCTTCCGTACGGCGTCTCGCCGGTTCGCCTTGAAGGGGCGTTCTGGGGGCAGATGCTTGAACGGGTGATGGACGAAATCACCGAGATCAACAACGAGCCTGGCGCGCCGCCGTTGTGGATCTTGACGATGGACTACGACACCATCTTTGGACAGCAGGACTTGCCGAAACTGCTGACTTACGCCACGGCATCGGACTACGACGTGGTGGCTGCGGTGCAGATGAAACGCCGCAGCGACGAGCCGCTATTCAGTATGTGCGGTGAGGAAGGTCAGCGGATGACCGAGGTGAGCCGGGATCACTTCATCCTCAACAACATCGTGCCAGTAAACACGGCACACTTTGGATTCACGCTGATTCGTGCCGAAGCGTTGCTCAGGGTGCCGCACCCTTGGTTCTTGGGTGTGCCGGACGAAAACGGCAAGTGGGGTCCAGGCAGGACAGACGACGACATCTACTTCTGGGGCAAGGCCCGTGAACACGGCGTCAAGTCTGGCGTCTGCACTCGGGTTGTCGTGGGTCACGCCGAAGTCCACTTCAAGTGGCCTGACGAAAGCATGAAGGGACTGTTGCAGCACCCTGGCGACTACTGGGATGCCGGCGGCAATCCACCGGAGGCAGCATGGAAGTAGCATCGCCAACCACGCTGCGGCTGCGGTTCGTCCGCCCGTACCAGGCTTATCGCAAGGGGCAAGAGATCACGCTGCCCAAGGGCGTGGCGCGCTCGATGATTCTGTCTGGCATCGCCACGGAAGTGCATGAGCAGCCAATGCTCGAGTTTGCCGTGGCACCTGAGCCAGTGGCAGAGCAAGCCATTGCGCCGGTTGCCAAAGCTGCAAGACGAAGGAAGAAGAAGTAATGTTCCAGCCATTCGGCTCACTGTTGCAGCGGTATCGGTCGCTCGTCGTGTCCACGGCCAGCGGCACCGGCGACCGTCCCATTAGCGTTGACGACGCCAAAGAGCATATCCGCGTCATTGACGACACGGCGGACGACACCTACATCGGCACGCTGATCGACTCGGCGACGACGTGGGCTGAAAACTACTGCGACCGGACGTTCGCAGACAAAGCGTACACGGTGGCGTTCGACGACTTTTACGGACTTCGCATTGAGCTTCCGCGCCCGCCAGTGCGGTTGAACGCAACTGCGGCGAGCGCCACCGTTACCATTTCCTACGTTGACACGTCCGGCAACACGCAGACGTTGACGTGGGCCGAGAGCGGCACGCAGGATTTCCGCCTAGACAAAGACCACACGCCTGCACTGGTCTACCCGGTGTACCAGGCGACGTGGCCTAGCGTGCGGCTGGACGACAAGGCGGTGCAGATCACGTACCTGGCGGGGTACGGAGGATCTACGTACGTGCCGGCACCCGTGAAGCATTGCCTGAAGCTGATCGTGGGGCTGTGGTACGCCAACCGTGAGATGGTAGGCACCGTGCCGCAGGGCATTGCCATGATGCTGGACCAGTACCGATGGAGGCCATACGTATGAGTCTCGAAGGCCGCATTGCCATCGACGTGAACTTCACGGACACGAGCACCGCAGGTGGTGCGTCGAGCGTGAAGAAGATCAGCTTGGTGGACACGCAGGCGTATAGCAGCGGCAAGGTTGCGGTCGTCACGGGGACGGTTGCGACAAGCGCGGTTGCCATAAGCGTTACCAACTTGAGCTACAAGAATGCCGCTGGGGAAACAGTGGCTTTTACGTCGTCTGTTTCCAGGGTGGCTTTTGCTGCAAGCGGGACCAACTCGTGGGCATTGTCAGACGCCATAACAGGAATGAAGGTGGTGTCTTCCGACGGTGCCGTCGCCGTTAGCCGGCAAAGCGGAAACGGTTCCGTCTCTGTCGAGCAATTTGTGCTCGTGGCAGGGACTCCTACTGCGTACTACACCGCCGTCTTCTACGGGTCATAGCCATGCTAGACAGCGGCAAGCTCGACACCCAGGCAGTCATCCAGACGCCAACCGAAGGCACGAACAGCATCGGCGAGCCGACGCTGACTTGGAACACGTTTGCAACTCGCTGGGTCGCCATTGAGCCTCTGTCCGGCAGCGAACAGGTTGCCAACATGATGAACCAAGGCACGACGACGCACCGGGTGAAGCTGCGTTACACCACGGGACTCAAGCCGAATATGCGGCTGGTGGCTGACGGCAGGACGTTCGAGATCACGAGCGTGGTGGAAGTGGGGCGGCGAGTTGGGCACGAGCTACTGGTTACGGAGCTTGTGGACTGATGCTGAGCTACCGCATCGACGGCGTGGAAGACATCCTGAGAAGGCTTGGGAAGGTATCGCCGTCCGTGCAGAAGAAGTACCTGGCAGCATCAGTGCGGGCCGTATCCAAGCCGCACATCAAGGAAGTCAAGGCACTTGTTCGCCGTGGCCCCACCGGCAACCTTAAGCGATCCGTTGGCGTCATCGTTGAGAAGAAACGCAAGGCACGGACAGCGGTTGCCGTGCTTGGTTTCCGGCGTGGCGGCGGCGGCAAGGAGGCAACCCAGAAGGGTTTCCACGCTTGGTGGATTGAACACGGCGTGAAAGCACGCACGAGCAAGAGCGGCAAACTGCTGCGGGTGCCTGTCGCTGGCAACAAGTACCCGTACCTCAAGGGCATGATGTCCTTTACGGACGCTAACGGCGAGCGTGCCGCCTATTTCCGCCAGGTCAAAGGATTTTCCGGCACTGGCAAGTTCCGCCGCTGGGCAGACGCCAATCTGCCAGGCATTCGTGACGCACTCGTCAGGCAACTTGGAACTGCCGTGGATAAGGCGATTGCCGAGCAGGCACGCAGGGACGCAAGGAAAGCTGCACGCTAATGCCATCCACCACCTACATCGACGAACTGTTGCGGCAGGAACTGGCGGCATCCGCCGAGATTGCCAGCCAGGTGGGCAGCCGTATCTACACCGTCCAGGCACCGCAGGGGACGGCGTGGCCGTGCCTAGTGGTCGCTCGCAATACCCAAGGCGGCGAGGCGTTCGCCGACATGCTTGGCAACTCGGGGCTGACCCGTGCCATGTACATGGTGTCGGCGTTGTCGGACTCGCTGGAGGAGGTGCGAAACCTCGCGCGAGCCGTTCGAGCACTCTTACAATACAAGCAGACGGAAGGTATCCGGCTGATCGTCGTCACGGACGAGGACGAGCAGCAGGAAGAGTCGCCGGGTGGCGAGCAACTTCCGTTGTACCGCACTGATCTGACGATCCAGGTCACGTATACCGCGACATAGCACGGAGGCTAGGCAATGGCTCACGACATCGGGCAGGGTTCTTTCGTCAAGTTCTCGGATGGCCCGATCGGGTCCAACCCTGGCACGCACTACCGGCTTGCCGACTTCGACTGGTCCGGCATCAAGCGTGCCGACCCGGTGGACATTTCGCACATTCTTTCGACTGCAAACGAGTTCCTGTCTTCGCCGACTTACGACCCAGGCGAAGCCAAGCTGAACATCCAGTGGGATCCGTCGCTGGACATCCTGTCGAGCATCAAGAGCCAGGCAACCAACAGCGTCGTAACGCTTGTGTTTGCCAACGGCGGCACGGCTCGGCTTGGCTACTCGGCGTTCGGCCAGGTGCAGAGCATCGACGGCATCAAGGCCGCTCGAGACGACATCATGACCGGCACCATCACCATCAAGCTCAGTGGTGAAGTCGGCACGACTACGACTTGGTGAGCTAGCAGGAGGCGCGGACCGTGGGACTTACTCGGGAAGAGATTCTGGCGAAGCGTAGCGTGCGGCCACGGCAACCAGTTGAGGTTGACGGGCTTGGCACCGTCTACGTGGCGAAGTTCAGTGCCAAGGACCGGGACCGCTTTGAGGAGATTGTCACCGGCGGCGTGCCGGGCAAGGTCAACCTCAAGAACGTGCGTGCTCAGGTTGCGGCGTTGCTCATCGTTGACGAGGACGGGAAGCGGATGTTTTCGGACGGTGACGCCGACGCACTCGGCGAACTGGACACTGACACCATCCAGGCGGTCGTAGACGCTGGGTTCAGGCTCAACGGGATCAAGAGCGACGAGTTGGAGGACGCCGTAAAAAACTAGAACGCCGGCCTGTGATGCAGTTCCTCTACAGGCTGGCGTTGCCTATGGGCATCTGGAACGTCCACGAGTGGGCGGAAGAGATTTCCTGGGAGCAGACAAGGGAGTGGATGGCGGCTTGGCAGTTGATGCCGTGGGGTGACGAGTGGTTCAGGGATGCGGTCCTTATGGCACAGCAGTTCAACGCACACCGAGATCCCAAGCGTAGCTCGGCGATGGAGCCGCAGGACTTCATGCCGGTGAAGGAACGCGAGAAGTCGCCGGACGAACTGGCGGCCAAGTTCCTGACGTTTGCCGCCGCCGTCAACGCAGCCAAGGGGTGACGCATGGCAGGCAACTTCGGCAAGGTCAACGTCAGTATTGCAGCTAGCACGGGCGGGCTGACAAAGGGGCTGTCGTCTGCAAGTAGCCAGATCAGAGGGTTCCAGGGCAGCATTCGCCGCATCGACTTTGCGGCTACGTTCACCGCTGCGACTACTGCTATTCACGGTGTCGTGTCTGCCGTTCGCACGCTCACTGGCTCGTTGAGCACCGCCGTTGCGAACGCCGTGTCGCTTGGCGAGGAGATGAGCAAGTCCGGCGTCGTCTTTGGCTCGTCTGCCAGCGTCGTGCAGCAGTTTTCCGAAACGGCGAACGCCATCGGCGTTTCGCAACGCGCAGCATTGCAGGCTTCCGGCACGTTCGGCAACCTGTTTCGGGCCATCGGCCTGTCGCAAGGGATGGCGGCTGAATACTCGGTCAGCCTTGTGGGCCTGGCTGCTGACCTTGCCAGCTTCAACAACACCAGCATTGACGACGCCATGCTGGCACTTGGTGCCGGGCTGCGTGGCGAAGCCGAGCCGCTGCGACGGTTTGGCGTGCTTCTGGACGACGCCACGCTACGCCAGCACGCTCTAGCCATGGGGCTGACAAGCACGCTAAAGACGGCACTCACACCGTCGCAAAAGGCCCAGGCCGCATACAACGCCATCCTGAAGCAGACGACGCTTGCTCAAGGCGACTTCACGCGAACAAGCGGCAGCCTTGCAAATCAGCAGCGAATCATGGCTGCAAATTTCGAGAACATTTCAGTCAAGCTCGGCAACGCCTTCCTGCCGCTTCTCACTAAGCTGTCAAAGATCATCAACGACTCGATGCCAGCCATTGAGTCGTTTGTTTCCGAGTGGACTGATTTCCTTGTTGGCGGCGCAAATCAGTTTGACGGTGCCGCCGTGTCGGTTGACAACTTTACGGCGTCAATTCGTGCGTTGTCTGCCGAGCTTCGCACGTTGCGTGGTTATGGCGATTTGCTGGCGTCTCTCGGCGGTGCCGTTGGTGCTGGCGGCTTGATGATCGCCGAAGACACTACGTGGCTTGTTGGCCTGCGGAATTTGTCTGAGCAGTTCGGTAAGGAGGCAAAGGTATGGGCTGCCGCCACTGAAAACCTGTTTGCCGCCGCCAAGGAAAGAATCAACAACCCTACCGCTGCATTTGACAACGCTTTGGCAGACAGGCAGGCAGACGCAAGAATCTCAAGAGCAATGGAGCAAGCCAGGAAAGCTCGGGAGAACCTTGCCGCTCTAGACAGAAAAACAGCTTTGCAGACGTTTGGCCCAATTACAAAGTCCGTCTCTGGTGCTGCCACCAATGCGATAGACGCGGCTAAGAAAAACGCCAGCGGGCTTTTGATAGTCGCCAGGGAATCAGCGTTGGGGTTTACTCGCGCCGCCATTGGCGGACTTCAACAGCAGTCTAGGTCAATCATTTCTGAGTCTCTGCAGGCTCTCGTGGTTGGCACGGCAGAGGCAGAGGCTTTCCGCAACCGAATGGCTCGCGGGTTTGACGCGCGGAACGTTGAGGACAACGCAGCGAGAACAGCCAATGCCACCGAAGACGCTGCGGCTACGCTCAATCAGATTGAGCGATTGTTCAACAACGTTGAGTTTGGACTAGCAAGCATTGGGGTGTAAATGGCAATCGTTGACGCTCGCGTACTGCGGCGGCTGACATTATCGGAAACGAAGGACAAGCAGACGGTCAAGCTGTCTGCTGAACAGTCGTTCATTGTCATTTCCGACACCCGTAACCCGTTATTTAGCGACATACTTGCCAACACGTCCACGTTCACCAATCTGGGTGGCGGGGCGTTGCCGCAAGTTAGCGACGAAGTGACGGTCAACGGCACCACGCTTGTCGTGACGGCACGCAAATTGTCCTGGTACGACGATAGCGACCGAGTCGTTCAGATGGACGTGTCCTACGCCGGCGTTGAAGAGCAGCAAGGCGGGTCCGAGCCGCCCAACAACACCGACGAAGGCACCTGGCGGCGGATCTCGGCACGCACGCAAGCGATCACAATGCCGGCTCGAGGATGGACGACGCAAGCCGAGGCGGCTGCCGCCAACACGGAAGAGAAACCGCCACGCAACGCAGCAGGCGACCCCGTCGAAGGTATCGAAGAGAACGTCAACTGTGTGGCGCTGACGTACACCAACCCGGGCGTGGTGTCGCCAAACTTCGAGAACCTAAACGCCTACGCGAACACTTGCAACAACACGCAGTTCCTTGGGGCTGTGCCTTACACCGTGTGCTGCCAAGGGTGGTCCGGCGAGTTTGATGAAAAAACCCAGAAATGGAGCATATCGATTGAGTTCCTGTTCAACCCAAAGGGTTGGTACGTGGAATACATCAATGCCGGGTTTAACGAGATCAATGGCGGCGATCGAAAAGCAATAGTGGACAAGCTTGGTAATCCCGTGAGCACGCCTGTTCCGCTTGACGCCAACGGTGCCGCGTTGCCAGCCGGCTTTGCCGACGGCGACCTAGTAACCCTTGACCTTTACCCGTACGAAGCCAAGGAGCTTGGCAACATCTTTGTGGACTGCAACGTCTAGGAGCAATCATGGCAAATGAGATCGCCGTCAGCCTTAGCCTTCGGGCCGACAAGGGCAACTTCTCAGAGCAGGCAAACTTCGCCAACATCCGCATCGACCAGGCCGCCGTGGGTGCCGCTGCCGGTGTCGTCACGGTATCCACGTCTGCCGCCCAGACAATCGCCTTCGGCGACGTCAGCACCGCTGGCTACGTGGCTGTCCGCAACCTATCCACGGCAACCAGCGGCACGGCGTATATCTCAGTTGGCTCGCTGTCCGGCACCAACCTGACAGAAGTGGTCAGGCTGCGACGTGGCAACCCTGCGGTGTTCCCGATTAAGCCGGACCTTGTCATGGGTGCCCAGGCGAACGCAGCCGCCCCGGTGCAACTGCAGTACGTCATTCTCTCGGAGTGAGCCGTGTCTACGTACGGGTTCAACGAGCGTGACGCCAAGCGTATCGGCAAGATGGTCCGCCAGTCCGAGCGGATGCCGCCGAAGATCAAGCTGGGCGGGCCGCAGCGTGGCGGGGCGAATCCCGGCGTGCGAATCATGCTGGGGACGATCGGCACGGCAGCGTGGGACAAGCAGACGAGCAAGATAGTGACCGTCTACGCAGGCGAGCCGAATACGGCTGGCATCCCTACAAGCAATGCTGGCACGGTTGTCGCCTGGAACATCATGGCGGATATGTCCAGCGTTGCCACGTCCGTGGCGACTTCCCAGTGGGTCATCATGAGCAACAACGGCTTTGGCTGGTATGCCATCGCCGGGGAGTGCCAGTAATGCCTGGCAT